AACCATCCAGCCACACATATTCAAACTTATTCATGTGCCTACCTTCTTTATATATTTCCAATACTCAGTTTCTGTCGGATCCTTTTCTTGTTTATTTTCTTTGTACCATTGCCAATCACCTTCGCCATTCTCAGCTAACCAACCTTGCATACTATCGTGCATTATAACCTTTACAGCACGGTGTTCAGTGGTTGTTTCATTTTCAAGGACAATCTGTTGTCCTCTGCGATACACCATACCACTTGTACCAAATCTCTTTACTTTACTTAAAGCGTTCATACCCTCGGCAATTCATTTTTCCAATTTTTGCCTCGATACTTTTTCTGGTTGTATCTCATAGCCAATTCATCCGATAACTCTGACAGTTTAGGTAGGCAGATATCGTTAGCCCATCTAGACAATTCAGCATTATCATACTCTAATTTTTTAATCCTTTCTTCAGCCTGTTCCAGTTTATAACTGAGATGGGCGATACGTCTTTTTGCTTCATCAATGTACGACTCTTTAGTTACTTCGGTCATTATTAATCTCCGATATTTTGTTTAATGCTATGGTTCTAAATGTTGAGTTATCTATCTTCACAAACGGTTCATACTTTTGAATCAATCTACTGACTTCCGGCCAGACAAATGTTTCTTTAATATCCTTATCATACCGTTCACGAAACTTTAGAAGTTTTTCAAATATTATTAAAGTCTCTAGAGTAATCTTCTTACCTAAGTACTCTTTAATAATCTTGGGATGCTTTCCGTCATCACTATTAAATAGTATATCAAAGTTTTCGACCTTTGTCAAGAGCTTTTCGCAATCATTTTCAAAAAAGTATTGAATACTTTGATTTACTTTTTGATGTTCAGTCCAATTCTTCTTGGTAAAGTCTCCTATCCATTTCTTCCCTCGAACTATATTGGCCACGAAATATTCTACTATCTCTGGGTCTGTTAGTTTGTTGGAAAGGCGACTGAACTTGAATCTGTCCTTACGCCTATGGAATGCCTCTATTGAAGCATTAGTCTTACCATTGTATTTGAAATAATCGTATCGGTCTTTCTCAAAGTGGAGTTTCAACGCTAGATAATTCGTATAAGTTTCAAAGGGGTCCATTCTCATAAAGGTAGGGCAGTAGTTTTAGGTAAATAATTTAACTGCTCAGCATCATACTGTATTTTTTCTTTCATGATTGGACTAATCCATTTGGTAACGGTATTAGTTTCTAAACCATTCTGCTCACAATAATAACATACTGCTTCTAGGTAGGTGAGGTTCTTTGAATGAACAAGTTCCTCGATTAGTAGGGTAAATCTTTTAGCTGTAATTTTTTTCATAGTGTATTTCATAATAAAAGTGGGGCACCTTTGTTTATAAGGTGGTGCCCCGAACCCCAGAGAGAACTAAGCCGCTAAGGCATATTCCTCGAAATAGAAGTCATCATTGGCTCCTGTGGTGTGGTAGAGTCCTCTTGCAAGTTTTCGTCCGTCAATCGATCCTGGTTCGCCCCCAATAAAGTGTTCCTTTCATCGGGTACTGTGCCCCATCCAATACTTCTACTCCATTCATCGGGTGTGTAATAATAGGCATTTAATATTCTGGAAAAATCAAAAATACCTTGATACATCACCCGTGAATTGGTGGAGGCGGCCGGTACTGCCCCGGCGTCTTGTCCGTCTATTGTCTTACCGTCATCAGTCTCTTTCACATATATATTTATTCAGATGAAGTTCCAAAGTTAATAGTAATAGAAACTCCAGCTACGAGCTCGCCACGCTTCCAATCATCATCAATAGGTAATGTGACATTTGGTCTTACTGAAAATGTATCAGAAACTTTCCAGGTGTAACCAGCTGTTACATCCATACCTTCATAAGCAAAGTCATCAACATCCCAATTAGATGTAAGGGCACCATCAACGCCTAAGATACTATAACCAGTACCCAACTTGGCTGCTACATCAGAATCATTGACATTCCAATTTACTGTAGCATCTAAAGCTACCCCAAACTGTTCAAAACCTGAAGTGATACCAATTACACTATCATCATCTTCAGTATATTCATAATGTGCCGAGACGGTTAAACCAGCACCTTCCAATAGTGTCGAGGTATATTCTATACCAATAGCAACATCATCCGAAAAGTACGCGGCCAAACCATCCTGTTCTACTTTAAACTCGTCACCATCTTGGTCAAAACCAAATGTTGTACTTCCAGATGTAACCGACACATCACTCACAAAATCCAACGCTTCTGCTTCTTGCTGACAGCCCATTACAATAAGACCACCAGCAGCAGCCAAGGCTACTAAAAACTTCTTCATACTTTTTATCTCCTATAAAGTTTTATTAATTTATATTTAGTGGTTTCCTTGTTAGGCCACCGACTCCGCCAGATTATCCATCTGGAGGTTGTTATAAAAGGACTCCATCATTTCATCCAACATAGGAAGATAGTCCTTGGTATCTTCCTTGAATATTTGTATTTCTCCGTCTTCAGCCACCATAAAAATAACTACTTTGTCTATGGCTTCACCGGTGTGTTCCTCATACATACTGCCATACGCTGAGCACTGTATAAAGTAGTCATCGAGCCATTCTCGTTTCTTCATTGTGGTAGTAGTCTTAAAGTCTATCACCGTCAGTTCATTATTCCACACACCAATACAGTCGCAACGGCCAGCGACTTTAAATATATCACTATACATCGCCTGTTCTTGTAGCACCACCTGGTCTATGTTGTCATCTAAGTATTTCTTAGACTCCTGAAACATATGATAGGCTAAAAAATTCTTCTGTTTATGTTCACCATTTATCTGTTGGTTCTTTAGGTAATCCTCCACGCATTGATGGAAGGCAGTCCCACGCCGAGCCGCCTTGCCGCTAATAATAGCTGCCTGTTGATCTCCAACACGCTTGCGCCACTCTTGTAGACCTTTTTGTTTGCCTGGTTGTTTACCTAACACCGTGGTGATGCTAGGATATTTAAGACCGTTAGGGGCCTCGTAGAACCTCATCCCACCGGTGTTAGAAACCTTTAAGTCGGGGAAGGGTTGATGTATATATTCAGTCAAAAAATTCATAATATTTTCCAGTTGTGGTATTACTATAGTATACCATCAAACAGCGTCAATGTCAAGCGTTTTTCAGTTGAGCCCCGAACTGTTCTTTAGCTATTAGATAGGACCGGCAGAGGCCACTTCTCAGTATATCTCCAATACCAAACTTGATGACCTCACATTCCTTCATCTCACCTAAGATGCCCATAAAATTATAAAGTCCTTCCTGGTCCGACTTGTCTATGAAAGCAGTTTGAGCCTCATCACCAGAGAACATTATCTTAGAGTTCTGTCCGACACGACACATCACAGTATCGAGCTCTTGGAAGTTGAGGTTCTGAGCCTCGTCACAAATGATGATGGCGTTGTCGAATGTCTGCCCTCTAAGAAAAGAAGTAGTCTGAAACTCTACAGACTCCTGTTCTATTAGAAGGTCCCATAATGCCGCAAACTCTTCCTTACTCTGCATTTCAAATAGAAACTTCACAAGCATCCGATATGGCGCTTGATAATACATAGCCTTTTCTTCTAGAGAACCAGAATGAAAACCAGCATCTCTACTTGGTAACAGAGAACGAATAACTATCACCTTATCATATGGTGACTCATCATTGAAAACATCTGCAAAGGCCAAGTGGAGCAAGATAAATGTTTTACCTGTTCCAGCACTACCTGTTAGGAATAAGTTCTTGTCCTCTTTATAGGATGCAAAGGCCTTAGTTTGAGCAGGGCCTATAGGTTCTATAGGAATGATATTATTGTGATTGATATACTTTGCCATACTAATATTTATAGTCACACATCAATCGTAGAACCAGGATTATTATCCTTAATGCGGCCGAGCACATCTTTCCACCCTTGAGAACTCTTATGTCCGCCGCCCTGACCGCTGGTGTCTCTGCCGGCGATGATGGAGTTGGGATTAGGTGTAAAGACCATTACCCAACCTTCGGCCTTGAGCGTCAACATATCTGCCACGGTGGCGGTAATGTCTTCCGCCTCACCCGTTTCTGGATTTACCATTCGATATTCCATATTATCCCTGTTGGATTTTCCAACTGCCATCATTCTGACGACACGCTGTGCCATACCCTTGAACTGCTTCACCACCAACATTGATAGTTGTTTGAAATTCTCGGCATGGTTGATTGTTTGCACTCATCATAGTTTGAGTAGGTGTAACTGTACCACTGTTACCAGAGTTAGGATTGTTCCACGCACCAGTTTGATGGGTAGGTGCTGTTTCCATTGTGTTCTGGAAAGTCTGCCCTAACAATAGACGGTCACGTTCATCTAACTTCGCGCCTATGTTATGACCAACCAGACCACCAGCTGCGGCACCAGCTATGAGCCAAAGGTCTTTATTACCACTATCCTTTCCAAGACCATATGCCAACGCTGTGCCTGTCAGAGCACCTAAG